CTCATGCCGCCTTCGCCGGCCATGCGGCCAATGTCATCAAAGGGGCTAGAGACTACGTCGCGGGCAGTAATACCAGAGCTTGGGACACGCGGAATATCGATTCGCGGCAGGAACTCACCGCTGGTCAGCCGGGGCGGCCCGGACGGAGCCGCAGGAGCCGGAGCCAGCATTTCGTCCGGGGTCATCGCATTGCGGCGCGGTCCCGTCAAAAGAAGCGGAGACTGCGTAGCGGCCCCAGCCTTCTCGCCGCCAAGGATTGAACGGGCAAGATTGACCGCGCGGCCAGCACCGGCAATCGCGGCTTCAGGCGCAAGAGCCGTGACGACCATTTCGGTGCGAAACATTTTGCGCGCTACACTCTGCGCTGCGTCCTGCGCCTTCTCGGGCGAGCCAGTCCGCCGAAGAACATCATTATATGTATTTTCAACGGTTTCGCGCTTGAACCGCTCGTAGGAGTTTTCTCCTCCTTGCTGGCCCGCAATAAACGTTTGGTTCTCTTCAGGAATGTACATGTTCCGAGAAAACGTGCGAGGCGTCAGTGTGCGTGCGTCAGCCATCATGCGCCTCCAAATCCGGGCGGTTTAAGTCCGGTGCCTATAATCTCCTGAAGGGCCGGCTCAATAAGAGGCGCGGCGACGGCAAGGGCTTCCGGGTTCTTTAAGACATCTTGCGCGACATCAAGAAGCTGGATGCGTTCATCCGACAGATGCTTCATACGCGCGTTTTGAACAGCGTTTGTCTCGTTTTGAATGTCTGCGTTGGCTTTAGCCTGCTCAAGATTGGCCTTAGCCATATCAAGCTGACGCTTCGTCGCGCTGTCTTCTGCGCGGGTCTTGGCGTCAAGCATGCGGGCTTCAGAGTTCTTCGCGTCATTCTGCGCGTCAGCCATAGCCTTCTGAGCTTCTGGCGTGGGCTTGTTGCGCTGATCCGGCGGCAGGAAGAACTGCTCAGGGTTATTCCACCCAAGCGCTTGAAGAGCAGCCGTTTCAACAGCGATAGGGTCATACAGACCCGGATTAGACTGCTGAAGCTGCTTCAATGCGCTGATCTTCACAAGGCGCTGGGCCTGAGAAGCGGTGTTGGGATCGGCGTGCGGCACAAAGTCAAAGTTATCAATCGCCGTCAGGAACGTCTTCTCGTCCCATTCGCTGGCGCGCTTCTTGTTCCCCTGCCAGAAGCTGTCGGGATGTTCCTTGAACGTGCGGATCAGAAGCTGAAACTCTTCTGACTGGGCTGCATGCAGGCGCTTATGCACTGCGTTCAGCACCTTGGCGGCCTGTTCCAGCATTGCCAGCGTGGTGCCGACCGGCATTTCGGTCTTACCTTCGCCGACCTGCTGCTCCGCAGTGCCGCCAATTCGCATGCCGGTCTGAGCAATGTTCTCAACCAGCGTCATCAGCGCGCCAGACGGCGGTTTGTATGGGATTTCCATAATCGCGTCACGCAGCGGCATACCGCCGGTCTTTACCAACGCGCCGCCGCCCGGAGGAATGCGGAAAATGTTGGTGTTCTGACGCGCCCCGGTGTCAGCCATAAGGAAGCCGGGGAAGTTATTGTACATGCCCGCATCAAGAAGTTCGCGCCAAGCAGCGGTGATCGCGTTCGTCGTGTTGCCGAGGATGTGAAGCAGACCGATGTCATAGAAACCCATGCCGGGGACAAAGGTGTACTTCACAAAGTTTTGGCGAGCGGTCGGGAGTTCTTCTTCGTCTTCATCGTAGTTGCGAACAATCGACAGAATTTCTTGCGAGGACACGTCAATCGTTACGCGATACGGAATCTCAAGCCCGGTGGTCTTGCCTTTCCACTTATGCTCAAACCCTTTGATGTCGAGTTCGCAATAGCACTCATAGATTTCGCGGTCGCGATCAACGGGCCGCGTAGCTTCAGGCTCAATCCCTTGCTGGGCATTTTTTTCGCGCTTAACGCTATCAAGGTCAGGAGCTTTGGGGGCTGACAGCTCAACATCGCGATAGACGCCAAGAATTTGAAGCCGCTTCACAGTAGAGGGGCGCATGTAAACGCGGTGCGTGATGCGCTTGGCGTTCTGTAGGTCGGTCGCCGCGTTGTTGACGATCAGGTCATCGGCATCCACCGACTCGGAAACCGGGCGGTTCCGCAGCGGGCACTGATAAACCTTTTTAAAGGCTGTGCCGCCAAACCCGAGCATCAACAGCATGCGATCCGTGTCGGGATAGTATTCAGTCGCAACGCTGGTGAGGTAATGATTGAGATCACGCTCCAACGCAGTCGCAAGTTGGTCTTTTTGGAGGGTGACATTGTTGCCGTCGTCGCGGATTTTTACCGGACCATCGGTTGGCAGCAGTTCTGAACGGGCGTTGGCTTGGAACCGAAGCACTGCCTCCAGAAGAAGGGGGTGCCGCACCTTGCTCATGCCGTCTACAGGCGCGCCATCAGAAGCGCCCTGCACGTTGGGTATCTCAACCTTCAAGCCAAGAAGCTTGATGCCAAGGGCGCGGTCTTCAATCCACTCTTTGCGAGAGGAGAGATCGTCTTCAATGCCCTCAAGAAGCTCACGCGAAATGCGAGAAAGCTCATCCTGCTCAATACGATCTACGAGATTGCTAAACCACTCGGTCGTATTGTTCTCAGCAGCGCGTTCAATGGGGTTCCCATCAAGAGAAACGCTGACGGAGCCGTCAGCATGTTCGATCTTGAGGATATTGCCCTTGATGTCGAACTCAGGCCGGTCGCCACCGCCCTCATCAATCTCAACAACAACCTCTTCTGGAGACGCAGTTGCTTCATCCTCCAGTGGAAGCTGACGGAGATTGGGCATCAGGCCCGGTGTCATCGGCATGAGCTATTCCTCTTTGGCCGCCAGCCGCTCCATTTCCTGAACGAAGCGTTGAATACCCTCTTGCGCGGCGAGTGTATCTGATTTTGCTAGGATTTCATAGTGACGCACGTAGTCATGCGGGTCTTCACCCCAGACTTCGACCTTAAAACATCCGATTGTCTTAGGCGTAGGCTCCCTGACGACATCAACCACTGCCTTAGCAAGCACTCTGCTCATCTTATCCTCAAGTTTAGGCTGGGTAGAGCGGGGGCATTTTGTTCCCCCTAAACGTCATGCTCTCCCGCATATCGCTTTCCCACTCTTGGTAACGCACAAGCACGCCCGCGTCACGCAAATGCCGTAGTGCCATGCTTACGGTATCGACCAAATCGTCGTGTTTGCCTTTGGGGAACTGCCCGACCTGTTGGATGACCATGTCGGCCCATTGTTTATTGGGCGCGTAGACCATTCCATCGGCAAAAAGGTGTTCGACTGAGTAGAGTCGGGACAGTTTGTCCTGACTTTTTGGGTCAAACATCTGCACGGCAAAGTTTTCGTAGCCGTAAAGGCGCTTTAGCTCCTGAGCTACGCTGTGGCCGGCGGCTTTATTCTCAACGAGCAGGCGATCTACCTTCATCTGGCGGCATGTGAGGGCGACTTTCTGCACAAGTTGGTGCAATTCGTACCTTCCCTGCCAAGCCTGCATCAGCATAACCTTGGGAGAGCCGCCAGCGTTGGGATTGCCGTTGAATTTGATCTGTGCGGCCTCATCAAAGAGGGCGGATTGGGCTTCTGCAACCTTATGTTTTTGATTTCTATTGACGTAATTATCCGCAAAGGTGGTTTTTGCCCCTGAGAAGACGCCCCAGATGGTCAAGGCAGAGGGGTCATTCTCTGTTTTTGCGGTGTATGCGGTGTCTAGGGACGCGATGATGAGGTCCATAGGCGGGTATTCTGGTGAATCCCATGTCTGCCACCAGTCGGTTTTGATGATACCGCCGCCTTTAGGCTCCGGGCGTTGCTGTAGTTGGCCGGCAGCGGCCCACGGGCCTAGCTGATTTTCCAAGATTGCGACTTCGCGTTCGCCAAAACGCTCGGGCCAGAGGAGCAAACCCTCTCTTTTTTCAAGAGTTTCCTCTGCTTCGATGCTGATCGGGATGCGGTTGCCGTCTTCATCGACATCGACAAGGGGCGTTCCCTCTGCATCGACGCCTCTGGGGTCATTCCACCCGATGGGTGTGACCGAGTGTCTGCGCCATTCGTAGCGCATGGGGAGACAGAGGTGGGTCCATTCCCCCTGATTTTTAGACATGATGTGGCCGGTCAGGTCTTCTTCCGACAGCCTTTGCTGGATAACAATGAACGCGCCCGTTTTAGGGTCGTTGAGACGGGTTGAAAGCGCTGAGTCCCACCATTCGATGGTCGTTTGGATGGTGGCTTCTGAAAACGCTTCTTGGGCCGCGTTAGGATCGTCCACCACGATGATTGACCCGCCTTCGCCCGTGAGAGCAGAGCCAACCGATGTCGAAAGCCGGGAACCGTTTTGATCATTATCGAACCTTGTCTTTGTGTTCTGATCGCCGGTTAACCTAAACCGTTCGCCCCAGCGTTGCTGATACCACGGGCTATCGATCAGCCTGCGGCATTTGACGCTATCGCGCAGGGCTAGCTGTTGGGCGTAAGACGCATGAAGGAACTGCACGCCGGGGCCAGACGTTGGGCTGTCCCATTGCCGTGGCTGCGCCCATACCCAAGCCGGGAACGCCACCGAGGTCAGCGACGACTTCGCACAGCGAGGCGGAATGTTGATGATAAGCCGTTTGATGTCGCCGTCTGCTACGGCTTGGAGATGCTCGGCCACGGCCTCGATGGGCCAACCATCAGTAAAGGGCGAGGCGTCAATATAGCGCCAAGAACCTTTTAGAAACTTGTATAGGCTATCTTCGCAATCTGATCTGTCGATGTCGATCAGTTGCTTTTCGATGTCGATCTTTTTCCCGTCGATCTCAAGGAACGGCATTTTTGCGCCTGCGAGTGCGAGGAAGCTTGCTGAAGGTTAGGTATTTCTCCCCGGTGGCGGCGTCCTCCCAACAATCCAAATAGGCCTCCAGAGCGTGCCGGGGGTCTTGAGATATAATTAAATCCCCGTCTCCGTCCTCATACACAAACCCATCAAAAGCTGTGTCTAGCTCTGTGCGGCGCAGCCAGCCAAAAGTGTGGTGCCAGCCGTGCGCGATAGCTTCATCATTCATGGCTTTCTTCCGAAAGTTATGTTTGTCTCCGCGCGAATTTCCTGATTTCGCCATGTCCAGCACTCCCCGTCCTCCTGAAAACAGACCCAGAGCAGATCATGTTCTGCGCCGTAATCAATCAGGAAGTGAGCTAGAGCTTTCCCACGCGGGGTGACTAATGGTATTGGCGGGTTGAGTTGCAGGATCGTTTGCAAGGCGCACCGTCATTTCATCAAAGCTGAGTTCAAACCTGTCCGTTGGCTTGGCTATATTTGGATATTGGATTAGCAGATCGACAGGTATCCACCGGCCTTCCAGACATCTTCGCCGCCAGTGCCAGACAAACCTATACCTTTGCCGGTGGTTCATCTTTCCTCTCCAACGCAGCGCGGGCGACATCAATGGCGCTTTCAATCGGAAACGCTCCAAACTCCGGGTCAGGCGTCATCGCAGCGATCTGCCGCAGCGCTGCCTCAAGCTCCTTAATCCGGTCAGCAAACTCCCACGCCTTAGCAACAGCTAGCTCCCGGCTGCGCGTTTCCTCCACAAGCTCACGCTTCAAAATTTCAATCTGATAGGCAAGCTCATGCGTCCAGCCAAGCTCCTTCAGCGCTTTGGCGGCAATCATGTTGTTAATCCCGCCACCCGCACGGGTGACCGCCTTATTCAGCCGGGAGGCAAGTTTATCCATCCTGCCGCTCCCGCGCCTTCTTGGCGGCCTTAACAGCCAAGGCCTTATCCAAGGCAAACGCTCGCTTCTCAGCCGGGGTGTTCTTCCCACCCTTCGTCCCCGCCCGTGCCGCCAGAGCTTTATCTTTGCTAAAGCTGCGGTTCTCAGGCTTCACAGACTTGCCGCCCTTAGACGCAATCAATCGACGCTTCTCAGGGTCCATAGCGGCAAACCCACGACGCGCCTTTACCTTAGCAGTAACATTTTCCACGATTTTTCCCCCAGCTATAGGGACCCAAAAGGGGACCCAAACCAAAATGCAGTTTCCACAAACTACACCGTAGGGGGACCCGTGTCAAGGCAAGTGTTGATTTGCCTTGCGGGCAGTAGTGGGGAGGAATTTTGGGGTATTTGCGGGGAGGGGTGGAGCCTCGGTTTGGGCCGGCCCTGTTTTACCCGCCTCCCTCCCCCGTCGCTGGCGTCGGGTACCTTAACCCATTGATTTTCCTAGCATTTCCCTCCCCCTCCCCTCGGAGCGGATGCTGCTAAGTGTCTGATTCTTCTGCGAGTTCGCCTTCGATCATTGGCGGCGCATTGGTGGCGGCTTCCAATGCGGCGCGCAATGCGTCGCGCGCTTCCGGCGCTAGCGCCCTGCTATCGATAACAAGCGAAGCCGTTTGGATCGGGCCGCCGTCCTTTCCGGTTAGCTCGATAGACTGTTTTGATTGCGCTGCATAAGCGCCCGGATTCAGGCGTTCCGCGTACCATCTCATTGAATCTGAATAGAGTCGGGCCGCAGCAACCGTTGCGCCGTCTATCGGTTCACCGGCCAAGACTCGCGCGTACAGCTCACGCGGCACGGTGGCGGCTTGCGTAAACGCGTGTTCGGCCAAAGCGCCTTTTGCGCGTGCGAGAATTGCAGCGAAAGAGGGATTACTTTCTGCCCATCTATAAACAGTAGCCCGATACAAGCCTAAAGCGTCACAAGCTTCCGTTACCGTCATCCCTTCCGCCATTAGGTCCAAAATCTTCTTTCCAGTCTCTTCCGTGTATGTGCTAGGCCTTCCTGTTTTAAGGATAGCTTCGGGCGTTCGCCTTTGGGCTTTTGCTAGTGGAAGATTAGCCGCCAAGGCTTCGCGCAATTCAGCGCCACTATGCCGCCGCATTAGCGCCTTCTCTTCCGGCGATAGCTTCCGCCCGCCTTTCTTGGCCGCCTTCACTGGCTTTGCGGCTTGCGCCTTTTCCGGCCCGCTCATTGGCGGCTACCTTTCCAGCGCCCGTCTATATCTTGCGCGCCGTTCCATTCCGCGCCCGCCTCAGTTTCCGGCCTTGCAAGCCGATCCGCCACATAGGCCGCCGCCACAATAGCCAGCGGCAAGACGCCGAACAAGGCCAAGGCTAAGTAAACCGCCCAATCCATAGATTCCCCCACGATTCCAGTGGCTTTGATTGTACCACATTGGAATCGCTAGCCAAAGCGCCAAGGCCAAAAAGAACAAAACGCGAAAACGCCGCCCATGCCACGCAAATCAATTTTCCAGCCCACGGTGACGGCGCGCGCCCGCGCCCGCCAGCGGCCTTCTAAAAGGCTTTTGAAGCTATGTCGGAAAATTGACACGAAAAGCCGGGCTGAAAAAGCGCTTGCATGAAATATTTGCAGGCGTTATAAGAATGAACCGCGCGCGCGCGTGCGTTCTTTAGAAGGGGAAAAGCGATGGCTAAACTGATCTATTGGGTGGCAAGGCACGAACACGACAGCCAATGTTATTCGATCATTGCTAAGACTAAGAAAGGCGTAAAAGAGCAATTGGAAAACATTTGGAATCCCGAAGCTTACGGCCCGATTGAAAAGCGAATGATCGAATATCAGGATGCGTTCGATCTGTTTGATTGGGTGACAAGCGAAGGCGGCGGGCGCGCATCAAGCGGCGTGCAAGTGTGACGTTTGGCTAGTGCGGGCGCCACGCGCGCCCGTATCGCCAAGCGCCAAGCCCGCGCTTGTTAGCAATGGGAGCAAGCTTATGAAATTTAAACCCACAATAGACGTTTGGGCGCTTGCGCCTTCCGAACGGGCCGCAATCCAGCCCGGCCAATGGGTGAAGGCCGGGCCGAACGGGCCGCGCGGCCAATATCTCGGCCAAAGGAAAGGCGGCTCTGACGTGGTGGCGTGGCAAGGGCGCCATGCGTTCGCCGCCGCCCGGCGCGCTTTGCGCTTGTACGCAATCGCTAAATAATGGGAGCAAGAGCAATGGAAAACTATATCAGCAACGGGCCGGGCGGCTTGGCCTTTGTAGGGCCGGAAGCCGTGAACCTATTTGGCGCTATTGCGCTGAAAAGCGCGCTTGTCGGTTACGCTAAATTCAAAATGCAGCCTAACCGACACTATACGCCGACGCGCATGTTAGAAGCCGCCGGGCGCATTGTGGGGCGCAAATACAAGCGCGGCGAATATATGCAGGCCGCCAATGATTTAGCCGCGTGGATTGTCACG